ATGCCCATTGTTATTGTAGGAACGCGGAACCACTTGTGCCAAGTATTTAAGTCGTGGTACTTTCTTCGATGCGACTCCGCAAGAGAAATTGCATTCTGCCTGATTCTTTCTAGAAGGTCTTCGATCTCCTCTGTCCACATATTAATATTACGTATAAGGAGATATTAATAGGCTGATCCGAAAAACTGTGCTTCGTTTGCTCCTGATTTGTAGACACCAAAGCCTGTGTATTGAGCAGATCCGCTCATGTACACAGAACCAAACGTGTTGTTTGTTGGCCAAGATCCACCGGATGTGGAGAAGTTTCCCGGTAAGGTAAGTGTCAGCCCAGCACCTCCTATTCTCGATGTGTAGTAACCTCCACCTGCACCAGATGTGTTTGTTGAACATGTGGCTAGTAGTTGTCCTGTTGCGTCGCAAGCAATGTCATTCATCGGTATTGTAACAGCTGAACCTCCTGGAGAAGAAGTAACTTCGTTCCAAGACTCTCCGTAGTCCGTTGTATAGTACATAATGGAGTTTGTTGTTGTTGTACTACCCTGGCCAGGGCCTGTTCCAAAGCAACTTAAGTAGACTACATCTCCTCCAGCAGAACAGACAGAGTACTGCACTCCATAAGAAGTAGCCGACGACACCAAGGATATGTCGAAAGACTGTCCTCCGTCGCTTGACCTCGCCATAAGAATGGAACCTTGAGTGTAGTACGTACCGTTGGACAGGAAAAAGCTGTATATAACTGCTCCGTTTTCACTCATACATCCGCTCCTGTTGACTGTGTACTGGGAGAAGGCATTGTCATATAGCACTCCAGCGCCCAGTCCTAAGTCAGGCTTAGACCATGTTTGTCCGTAATCGTAACTGACTTGGTATAACTGGCTATCAGTACTGCCAGAATTATAATTCCAAATAACGCACATGATTTTTCCGGACGCTGAGCACATGGCTTTTGGAAAAACTTGCGTATTGGAAATGGTTTCGCTAATTGTTGTAACAGTTGCTCCGTAATCGTTAGAAATGAATGCGTAAGAAATAGTACCTGTTTGTGTAAAGCCCTGACCTACCACGAAGTTTTTTCCGTCTGTGCTGCACGCCATGAAGCCAATACTGTTGTCAAGTGCAGTCTGTCCAGAGGGGAATCCCGATAAGGCACATGCAGTGTATGACTTAGAAGACGGTCCGTTCGTAGGCGAGTTGCCTCTCCCAATGTATATCGTTGTACTTGCAGTTCCCATGTTAGCGTACGGCTCGTAGCCGTAGCACGCATTGCCTGTACCCCAGTAAAACAGCTTATTATACCTCGACGTTGTCGATCCCGATCCAGGCACAGTCGAATTGTACGTAGTATATGCTGGTTGAGTAGTGCTTCCTGATGGGATTCCTATTCCAAAACTCTGAGGAATTATCGCCATTCTCTGCAGAATAAGACCAATGCCTTCTACTGTATTCGTTCCTGCACCGCCAGCGGCAGGTCCAGTCGGCCCTGTCGGTCCTGTGTCGCCTTGATTGCCTTGAGGACCAGTTGGTCCGGTTGGTCCAGGCAATGTGCTATAGTAGGTAGACACCCACGCAGTAGTCGCTATTTTCGTACTGTTATCAGTGGATGACTGCGTTGGTGCTGTGGGAGAGCCTGTGAGTGCAGGACTGTTTAGTTTTGCGTAACTTGTATTGGCAGCTGAAATCGTCAAGTACGTCGCTATTGCATCAGCGTCTGTTAGGTACGTAAGAGCAGCGTCAGCCTGCGTTAAATAAGTGCTCGCAGCGTCCGTTATTGTCAGGTAGTTGGCGTTTGCGTACTGCAAGTTTACTGCGTGACTATTTGCAGTAGGGTCCGCCATGTCGACTACTTGGTTGCCTCCTATATCGAGGTTTACTGTCATAGGGTTAGTCAAAGAGTTGCTCTGGAAGTATGTCAGAGTTACTGCGTCAGTAGAACTTGATGGATTTGCTAAATTCGTTATTGTAAATCCTCCTGCATTGAGGTTGCTTGTCATAGGATTCTGTACTCCAGAGCCTGCTCCTCCTGAAGCGCTATTCTGGTATGTTCCGTCTCCCCATATTACGCCATTAGGAAACGTTTCTGTCCCTTGTGCAGTTGGGAATGATAAGTCTGCAGTTTCACCTCCGTAGTTCACTGGATTGAATACAGACAATAATTCAGAAGGTGGTGGTGCGTTACTCATTTATTTATCTTAAGAAATTATTTATTCGGAGTTAATGTATTGTAGCCAGCGCTCTGCGGTGTTATGTTTGATCTTCTACTGACGGAAGACGCGTTATTGTTTTGCAGTACTTTCTGTGCTCTTATAACAAAGTTGTTTGTGTTGAATGTTGCTGTCGGCGCGAACAAGGGCCTAGTGGCGGGAAGGTTGTATTTTTGTCTGCCAGGTGGTGTATTTCTCAATACCATCGTATAAAATACGTAAACAAAATATTTAGGTAACATATACAATTATGGACGAGGCTCTATATGATAGACTACTAAGAGAAATAGCAGCAGAGGACGATGAGAAGGAGAAAAAGAGCAGCAAGAAGAAGGGAGAGTCTGCATCATCCGCTGTAGTTCGGAACATGTACGAAAAGATCCCCAAGCGGATGTTGGATGAAGTCTCCAATCCACATCAAAATCTACATGGGCTAAAAATCCCTTTTCGTATGTGCGTGGTAGCCCCTTCTGGCTCAGGCAAAACAAATTTTTTGATTAATTTGCTAAGCTTGTTCTCCGGAGCTCCGGGGACTTTCCACAGCATATGCATAGTTACGAGGAACAAAAACGAACCGCTGTACAACTGGTTACAGTCCTTGCACGACGACATAAAAGTAGTGGAAGGGTTGGAGAATACCCCTATTCTCGACAAGATGGACAAGGATCTAAATCACTTCGTCGCATTCGACGATTTAGTCTTGGCAAAGAACCAAGAACGTATATGCAACTACTACATCCGTTGCCGTAAGCTTAACTGCTCTGTAGCGTACTTGAGTCAGTCTTACTTCGGTATACCAAAGATTGTTAGGCAGAACTGCAGCTACTTAATAATACTAAGACTAGGAGGATCAAATAGGGAAGTAAACAGTATTCTATCAGAAGCTGGTTTAGGTGTTAATAAAGAAGGCTTAATGAAACTGTACGATGAAGCAGTTACTAATGCACCTAAGTTCAGTATATTATTAATAGACTTTGAGGAAGATCCATCAAAGAGATTCAGGAAAGGATTCAAGGACATCATGGAAGTCCCGAGCGAATGAGGCCAGGCGACTCCTTCTTTATCTCTACAAACAGCTTGAGGTTGTTCTTGTCCTTGCAGAGATCAATGGCTGTGTTGTAGCTAACGCCATGCTGCACGGCCCACAGCTCAACAAGCTTCTCCCTTTCTGTAAACACGTTGCTTGCGTTCTTTCCTCCTTTTGCGTCCCTCATCTTCTCTATAATAGAGCACTCTGCTTCGTCCCAGTCTTCCCCTTTGTCCTTCAATATTGTCTTCATTTTCCATCGTCCTGTTTCTGGAACGTGCGCTAAGTACGTTCTCTCGTGCTTCTCGCATATCCAAGACTGGTCGTCCTCAGCGCCAGTAATCCTTCTCGCTTTTCTCTTCTTCGGATTTGGTGCTTCTATGATGGGGGACATGTGCTTCTCCAAGTTATTATCGAACTCAATTTTCTCCAGCGCTTCTTCTTCGTGAGAGAGAACAGACATGTCGTCATCCTGAGTGAGTGGTTCTGGGAAGGGCGCAACAGGAGGAGAATACTCTCCGAATCCTCTTTTCATGTATTCTAGTGCTTTGAATAAATGAAATTCCACAAGAGAGTCGTGTCTCTCTGTCTGTGTTGCCTTGTCGCAACAGGACCTTTTTTGCAAGGCATCTTGTAGATTCTTAACGGCTACTTGTACGAGATCCATGGTCATGGGGTTTGATAATGAAGAGTCGTGAAAATCAGCGACAAAAAAAAAATCTGAAAAAGAGACATCGACACAATCAAACCCATGGGACGATGCTCATTTTTTTTCTTTGCATATTATTCGGGGTCCTTTTTGGCTGCCTGGTTACTTTCTATCTTGCTGTGTACATCGAGCAGCATGGAGAGCCAGTCAGAGTCAGGAGAGTCAGGAGAGACAAAGGCATACTACGTGGTCCAAACAGCAGAACGCGTGTATGGCCAGAACTTGACTGAGTACGAGGAGAGAAAGAAAGTTGGACTTGTCTTTTAAATCCCCATTGCAGCCAGTTCTAGAAGTAGATCGTGTCCTTGCGCCTTAGACACTTTTTTACCGTGAATCATTTTAAGAAGCTTCTTTTTAAAGTCTTGTATTAGTTCTTTGTTGTCATTTCCTGCAGCAATTTGTCCTCTTAGCACTTCAAACTCGTGCATGTCTTTCTGTAACTCTGTCTTCTTCTTAGTAGGCATCTCCTGTAAGTCCTCTATCTTCGCAGCTACTCCTACACCGCTCAAGTACTCTCTTTCGTCTTCAGAGAGGGATAGGATGTCCTTAGGTCTAGGCCGTTGTCCTACTACCAGTGATTTTATAACGTTACTTACATTTCCTCCTATGACGGCTTGAGGTACTCTCTTTTGTTTGTTTCCCTTTGCTGTGTAGAGGGACAGTTGGTTGTTCCTCAAGTCCTCCATGTCTATTAGGTAAGAACCAAATGGAGCCATCGGTTTATTACCGACCATAAGCCCAGTTCCTCTGATAGAGCGTTGGTACCTTTGCTCGATTGGATAAGGAACGTTTTGTCTACCAAGAGGTAGGCCGTTACCCTTGAATATTGTGTCTTCGGATACTGTTTCACTACCAGAAGGTTCTGCCGGACCGTGTCTCCGAATTAAAATTTTCTGTGTACTTTTCGGTAGAAGTTTGTATTTTGCCCTGAGCTCTCCCTTCTTAGTGAAATATTTAGGGTTGTACTCATGTTGTTCAGCAGCAGGACCAAAGATATTGTCATCTTCGTCCAGTCCTCCTTGAAACTCTTCTTCGGCTTTCCTTCCTCTTGTTGACCCTTTTTCCTTCCTTGCTGTCATCTGGTTTACTTCCCTCATTCTCTTCCTTGTGTCAGCGTCTGCCGCCTGCAGTTGCTCCTTAGAGAAGTGGGACTGATGGCCGTACATGATGTCAAACTGCCGAGATGCACTCTGAGATGGAACACCGGACATAGCTTGGTTGACTTGGTCGTTTACTACTTGGTTAGTTACCATGGTCTCTGCAGGGTCAACGTTGTCTCCTTCAACTGCTGAAGGAACAAGAGGATTTGCGTATTGCGGTACTTCGTTTAATGCTCCTCTCATCATGTCAGATACAACTTGCCTAAATATTTGAGGTGACACACGTCTTCCTCCTCCTCCCATGTAACCGGACTGCAAAAGTTGGTTAATAGCATCAGAGGCTGTGTACACGAACTGCTGTGCTCGTAAGTTAAGGGGTGCAACAGCTGCTGTTGCGTTCTCTACAGTGCCTCTAATCTTAACTGCATTCACTGCTTTGAGAGTAGCCAAAGGTATGCCCTGTGTGAGAGTGGCTGACTGGTTTAGAGCATCCTGAACTGACTGTCCTTGTTGGTTGTAAGCTTCTACAGCAGAAAGGTTGTAGGTCTCGTTGGCAATTTCGTCGCCCAGCGCCTTCAAGTAACCCATCCTATATTGCTCTCTTGTTAGGTGTGGTGTAAGTGCCTCTGACATAGTCTTAGTATACCTTCTAATAAGATAAAAATATTAGCCTAAATAGCGTGTGAAGCGTTTTTCACATTTTTTCGTTTTGTTTCTCACCGCTCGACAACTCTTATTGTAATTTAGGATATAATATTATATTAACTGTATTATAGTCTGTGTGAAAAAGAGAAGGAATATGGAGATACCTTATTTGTATATTGGGAGATCCAGGTACCACTTTAGGGGTCCTAGATTTGGACCCCCTTATATTTTAAAAGGGGTCCGAACCTACTTTTCACACTCAAATTCGGCCTTACTATAAACCACTGTACCCCTTCCTGTCTCTTTTTTATTTTGGCTCGAGTTTGGAGCTGTTTTTACTTTTCACTTTTTTTGGCTGATTTTTCTCGTCTCTCATTATCGAACCCCATTGTTAAACACAAGTTTAGAAAATCTCTCCCTTTTGTATAAGATGGACTCTCGAACTCTAACAGTACCCACAGGCTCTACTTTCCTTACAAGTAACACGTTTGTAGAGAAAGTAGACCAGAAAGTGATGGACACTTTGCTGGCATCCGATCATCTATTGTTAGAATGGACAAACAGAAGCGCTTGGTTTGTGGACACACTAAGAAGACAGTTCCAGAACGAGAAGAAGCAGATCTCCGATTATGCTTTCTTGTACAACGAGGACTGCGAAGGTGTCATTGTAAGGTATGACGAGGCAAAAGGAAAGTGCGGCAGAGTCACTGTGCACAAGTCTCTTGGGTTTACGAACATGAGAAGGCCAGTCCGCCACACGATTTGTACAGAGTACTACGACTTCGACATAAAGAACTGCCAACCGAACATGCTCTACTATGTTCTCAAAGAGAGATCTCCAAGAGAACTTGTCATGTACATAAACGACAGAGAAAGCATCATCAACTTGCACATGGAAATGTGGAACATAAAGGCGGAGGATAAGTGGCTCGTAAAGCAACTGTTTATTCGCCTCTTCTTTATGGGTACTTTCGATGGATACCGTGCCGATATGAAAGAATACGGGTACAACATTCCAATCATGCCCTCTACTTTCATTGAAAAGCTGGAGCATTCGCTGGTAACTGCAGCTCTTTCTCTTAAAGACGACAATCCCCATCTTTGGAAAGTGGCTTACAACAGAAACAAAGAGAAAGGAAAGGAGATCCCGACCGACCGTGTGGTTCTGAGGACATTCATGGCTCTCTTCCTACAGACACTGGAGAGACGCGTAGTTGAGGCTGTAATGCAGACCATTCATGCCACTACTTCTTTGATGAAGAGAGAAAAGTATCCTGGGTACATCTACACGTCTTACGAGTACGACGGTTTTAAACTGTTGAAAGAGAACGTGGACAAATACGAAGGAGGAAAAGATGGAGTAGTGGATCTCATTGTGCTTCTCACCAACGAGCTTTCCGGTATGCCTCTTTCATGGACAGTAAAGGAAATGGACGAAGGGTACGATCTGTCTGAAGTCTCTGTTCCTGCGATCAGTATGAAGGAGCTAATGACGGAGATGAAAATGTGCATGTCCTCGCACAGGCTAATGGCAGAAGTGATAAAAGCCCGGCTGGCCCAGGGAAAGTACATATTTGAAGTGGATAACAAACAGTGGTACACTTTTGATACTGACACGAAAAGCTGGGAAGCGTCGGACTTTTTCTTCAACAGAGACTTGGGGAAAGTGATGAACTTGCTTTACAACCATCCGCCTTACATGAAAGATCAGAAGTACAAGCAGGCGTTCGAAGAGTTTACGGCAAGGAGTGGATCTTCTTCTTGGGTTACGGGAGTGGAGAAGCAGGCACGCTATGTAATGTTCCGAAAGACTGTGGAATTCGACATGGACACTGATATAATTAATTTCAGTAACGGAATATACGACATATCCACAAGGACTTTCAGGGAGAGAACTATGGAGGACTTTGTTGTCATGTCCACTAGATACGACTACGTAGAGATGAACTTAGAAGACGAAGAGTACAAGAAAGACATCATGTACGTCCTTGAGCAGATACACCCTGAACCGGAGGACTTGCTCTTGAACTTGCTGATCATGGCATCAGGCCTTTCGGGAAGAAACCTAGAGAAGTTCTTTGTCTTCAATGGATCGGGAAGAAACGGAAAGTCCCTGCTCAACTCAGCAATGAAGATTGTTTGCGGGGATTACTACGGGACATGCAACACAGCAATTATCACAGAAGACCTGAGGAAGAAAGGGAGTTCAGAGGCGAATTCCGCTATGGTGTCTCTAAGTAAGATCAGATATGGGGTTTTCCGGGAACCGCCAAAACACCTGCCTATACAGAACTCCACAGTGAAGGACTTGACTGGTGGTGGAGAGATTGTAGCAAGGGAGATATTTAAGAAAGTCCAAGCCGTCCTTCTTCACTTGACAATGATTTTGGAGACTAACTCCAAGCCAGACTTTGCTGAGCAGACGGATGACGCAGAGGCGGAGAGAGTGATTGACTATCACTTTAAGTCCCACTTTACGGCGGACGAGAAGAAGCTACAGAGAGCGAAGGAAACAGGAGCTCATGTTTATCCCTTGAGGACAGAACTAAAAGACAGAAAGTGGTGGATTAAAAGGAGAACCGCTTTCCTCCACATTCTGTTGGATCACTTGGACATTCTCCATAAAGCTGACTATAAGATCGCCAACTTTGTACCAGACCATGTAAAGAAGAGATCCCAGGAATACTGCGAATCAAGTATTCTAGTTGTGAAAATATTCAACGAAATGTTCGAGCTCAATGAGGAGCAGGACGGAGTACCTGATTTTACCTTGGCTGTTATACTAGGCTACATCAGGGACTCTGATATGTTCAGGAACCTTCCGTCCTATATTAAGAACAACCGCGACTGTCAGCCTACTGCTATGAAGAACTCTCTTGAAAAGTACTTGGTCGAAAAGTACGACTGCATGTACGAGAAGAGAAGACAAAGATTCGTGCGTGGATTTAGAAGAAAGGAGGAGGAGATCGAGGATACTGCTTCTACGTCCGATATGGACATTCTGTCTGAAGTCAGTACTGATATTTTGCATTAATCGTTAAGAAAATTATCTATGCACTTTCTATACAATGAGAAGGAACTACATATCTCCTTTTGAGCCTTCACAGACCATGCCGTCTTTGAACAGACTGCACACTATAATAGACATAGACAAGGGAAGAATTCCAGACAACCCAAGACTGCAAGGTGGAAGAGTTCCAGAGGATGTTTACGTTTCCAATCCATTTTTCTTCGGCGGAGCAAACATCCGAAGGTACCGCAACGTGGATGGAGCGAGCGGATCAGGCTTTTGGAAGGACTTTGGCAAATCTTTCGTAGATACGTCGAACAAACTAGGAACAATACCTTTAGCGACAAGTATAGCAACCGGTCAGCCGGAAATATATGGAGCACACGTCCTTGGACAGTTAAGCGGAAGTGGTGTAGGCTGCTGTTCCAAGTGCGTAAGAGGAAGAGGGTGGAAGTGCAGAGGAAAGAGGTGCTTTGTTGGGTAACGTAAAGCAAATATTTTCTTCTGTTTAATTATACAATATGCATACGATAACTATCAGTAGAGCAAACATTGATGGTCCAGACAACAACCGCTTCGTCTACAACCTTCCTGGTAGTAAGAACTTAGAAGGAGCAGAAATAGCGCTTGTAGACCTTTTTATGTACTACAGTTGGCTTAACATCAATGCTCAACCACTTCAGAACAACACATTATCAATTGTATGGCCGGCTATGGTCGAAATAGGAGGAATAAACACCACACCGCAGACGACCATACCTATTGTTATTCCCGATGGTCTCTACGAAATTAGCGACATCAACAGTTACCTTCAGCAGTGGTCAATTGACAACAACTACTACCTTATCAACTCCTCTACAGGTGAGTACGTCTACTTCATTCAACTACAAACTAACGTTACGAGGTATGCCTGTCAGGCAAACTCATTTACCATTCCTGATGGTACGGCCCTACCAGCGGGCTACACCGCTCCGTCGGGAGGATTTGCAAACAGCACATATACTCCAATCGGCTCCGCTGGAGGTCTCGCACCGACCGGGACATATCAAGCTCCAGGATGGTATTTTAATGCTAACTTTAACGATATTGTTGGCTTTACTGCAGACACCAACTTTCCGTCTGCTGGTGTGTTTACTACTTCAGTAGCCTTCCCAGACGGAAACGCTTCCATTATTAGCACTCAAGCTCCCAACGTACAACCCAACAACGTAATTTACCTTAATTGTAACCTAGTATCAAACGACTATTCCTCTCCCAGCACTTTCCTCTACCCAGTTCCAGCGAAGTCTAGCATAGGTGACCTTTTAGCGATTGAGCCACCCGAGTTTGCCTGGAACAAGCTTATGCCCGGACAGGCTTCTCAGATTATTCTTACGTTTACTTCGTCCGATGGACAGCCAATAAAGATCCAAGATCCAAACGTTCTTATTACTTTGATTATCAGGGACAATGTAGACAAACATCCGAACGTAGGTCATACTACTAGCAACGGACAGCCGACAAGTATGGAGATGCAGAGGTTTAGCAGAAACCCAGTTAACAACCAATCCGACGCAAGCCACTACAATCTCCATCGAAAGTTTGGCCAATAACGAATTTTAATGTGGTGGTATAAATTATATGGACCGAATAACAGATTCTAAGTTAAATCAATACCTCTCGGAGTTCTCTAAGGAAGCAACAGAGCTTGACAAGGAGATGCGGGAGGCGACTACAATAGAGAAGGAAAAGCCAATAAAGTCTCGAAAAGGGCACATTGACGCTATAGTCAACCGGTTGTACGCTATAAGAACTGCAATCAGAAAGGAGAAGGAAAAAGAAGTTTAAAATATTTAGGCAATATATAAAATGCCTGCATATTTGTACAGACCGATGGCAAGGGGTCCGGCCACCCTTATACACCAAGACAGTAAGGTCAACCTGGGTAATGCTCAATTGACTTCTAGTGGAGCTGGTGCTGGAACAAGTGCAACTATGCCTGAGAGGGTAGCCCAGGACGTAGCAAAGAAGTTGGGTCTGTCAGGGGCAATACAGGACAAAATAGGTAAACTGAAGCTGAACGACAAGGAAGCAAAGAAAAAGAAGCTGAAGGAGAACAAGCCAATCGTATTCAACATTTAGGTGCGTTCTCCCAAATTATTTTCTGGATATTGGATATATACAGAGAATGTCAGGAGACTCACTAGTTTACGACATGTCAAACATGACAGAAGGACAGCCAAGCGTTTTCGTGAAGAGAGACTGGTTGAACATCCAAGACCAGAATAACGGTAATTATGGAGCCAACCAAATTATTATCGATACCAGCGCTTTAGCCAACTCAAATAAGTATATGGCTTACAGAGAGGCATACCTAGCTATTCCTATGGTTATGTCCGTTGCCGCTCCTTTGCTTTCAGCTACAAGCGTTGCGATCACATTTGATTCAACAGCAGCCTCCGCAACCCTTACCGCAGTCTCAATCGGTTTGTCAGGAGCACAAACATCGATCACTGTCGCTCAAGCCCAAGCACTGGCAGGAAGCACTATTACGCCTGTCGGTGCAGTACTACCCTCACCAGGGCCATACACTGTGGCCGCTGCTTCCCTCCAAACAACAGCTGGTCAACTAGTCCTTACATCTGGTACAGGAATTACAGCAGGTACAGCAACTTCATCGACATTCGCCACTCTATCTTCAACTGCCTCTAACTATCTCGCAGGCGTTGCAGACAAGACGAACTCTCGCATTGTCGGATTAAAGTCGTGGTTTGGGAGTATTATTCACTCCATGACCCTCGACTATGCGGGGACTACTATCTTGCAGCAGACCCCCTGGCAAAGCATGTGGACAATGTTCGGTCTTATGACTACGCTCGGTCTATCTGACTTAGAGCAAAACGCATCAACCATTGGTTTCTGGCCAGACGCAGCGTCAGGATTTCAATGGCAGCCAGATGCCAGCGCATCTGGTGTAGGTTCATGCTGGAATGCTCCTGGTGGGCAGTGGTACCAGCAAGCAGATCCTGCTGAAGGCATGACTGGAGCAGGTAACGCTGGAGCCTCACAAAGGCAAATCAACACTTTCACTGACCCCACCGCATTATCAGGAACGAAAGGTTCCGCATTCAGTGCGCTCATGACTGCAGACAGAATGGGAGAGCTCTACCGATCTACTGTTTTCAAATACAACACTACTCCTACTTCGACGAACAACGCTTACGGTATTATTTACCAGATTCAAGCCCAGATCTTCCTTCGTCACCTTCATTCTTTCTTTTCCCAGGTTCCACTTCTAAAGGGTGTATTCTTCAGATTGACCCTTAACGTTAACCAGCCTGTTGTTATAGTTGAGAAGAGCTCGACTAACACACTTTCCATCTCAAACATTACAAGCCCATTAGGTGGTGTTGTCCCTCTCATGATTATGGGAGGATCACAACCAGTAGTTGGTCTTAATTCCAGCAGCACTACTAAAGTTCAACTATCTAATTACACAGCATCCACAATTTCTGCTCCACCAGCTCCTGTACAACTGCAAGCAACCCTTAACGTTGGTAACACTATCATCAACCAGTCGCAGAGAAACTACCTTGGGGATGTCCAAACTAAGCTCAACCGAAGCTGCTACTTGTACGTTCCCTCGTACACCTTCAACCCCTCGTTCGAAGAGAGCTACTTGTCTAGACCTACTAAGCAAATTGTGTATACCGACATTTACCAGTTTACTACTTCTCCTGTCTCTGCTTCAGCTCCGTTCAATTTCCTTTTGACGAACGGTATCAGTAACATAAAGAGTGTGCTAATTCTCCCCTTCTTCCAGCAGATCGCAACAAACGGACAAGGTGGATCCTCTACGAGCGTAACATATCCAGTTTACCAAAGTCCATTCGACGCTGCCGGGTGCGGTCCTACTTCCCCACTTACTGCTATTCAAAACTTCAACGTTGTCGTTGCCGGTCAAAACATGATCTACAACACACAACAGTACAACTTCGAACAGTTCTTGAACCAACTTGTCGGTGTAAACAGCATCAACGCAAACTTGACAGACGGTCTAACCAGCGGTCTAGTTGACTTCCAATCTTTCCAACAAGGTTACTCTTACTACTACGTAAACTGCTCAAGAATGCTCCCCATAGACGAAGCAGTCCCCAAAAGCGTTTCTATCCAGGGAACAAACCCCACAAACATGACCGTACAATACTTGTGCTTTATCGAATATGGGGTCCAAGTGTCCGTAGATGTCCTCACTGGCGCGAGGGTATAAATTCTCTTATACAAAATCAATATAAAGAAAAAATAAACAGTTCTTTTGGCACCGGCCATTTTCTCTTAATCTTTTAATTAATATCAAAAAATACTAATTAAAAATGACAGTATCTGACGTTCCTCATCTCTGGAGCATCCATGGCGCTGGGGAACTGACTGCAGACTCTGCAAAGGGACTCGCACTGTATTCCTATGCAGTCATTGCAGTACGACGCAGGACAAGTGGGACAATAGGACATAGACTCAGCAGAGAATCTGTGGCAGTTGGCGCAGATGTGTCTAGGGCAAACAGATAGCTTGCAGACTTCCCTCTTCCTAGCTTCCTGTCGGTCCACGAAACTGCAGAGCAGCGAGCTCCTCGAAAGAATGTCCTCTTCCATAAATTTGAAGTAGGCCTGTTTCGTTTCCTCTTCTACCTTTACACAGTGGAAGTAATTCCAGCAAGCCCTGTGCATCACCTTAGGGCAACCGGCAACACCACACACTTTTGGTATTTCGTCGGACGTTTCAAACAGTTCCTTACAGCCAAAGCATCTCTTTTCTAGAGATGGACTTCTTGCAAAGTCTGGACGCGCGTAGGTGTTCCAGTAATTGTACCATTTGTTGTACTTGTACTTCTCTTCGTTGTGGAAGCCATTACCGAAGTGCTGTCCAGTGAGGAAGTCGCAGCAAAGAGCATTTCTTTCTCTCCAGTAAGGAGGTCTGCTTCTTTTCTCTTCCTCCTCTTTCTCCTTTCTCTCTGCCATTGCTTTTTCTTCTCTCTCTTTTTCCTCCTTCTTAGCTCTTCTTTTCTGCGCAGCCACCAGTTTTTCTAAGTCCGACATCTCTCTCCTTTTAGGCTTCACCTCGTCCAATAATTCTCCCAACCTTACTTCTGAGTCATTTTTCTCTTCTCTGACGAAAGAAGCTCTGCGGGGACCCCGGATTGTTTTTGTGGATAGACGCTCCATGTTGGGTTCGATAATGACGAAGTCTCTTTTTCAGCGAAGACAACTTTTTTTTTCTCCGCTGATTTCACAGTCTCTTCATTATTGAACCCCATGCAGACCACGATTGATTTTGCAGCCGTTACACAAAAAATGGAGTCAATTAAGGATCTCGTTACTAAAGGCCCTGTGTCCATAGCACAGAAGTATTTCTTAACAGAGGAAGAAGCATCTCACGCTCTTGTGGTCATGAGCTCTCCTCACGCAAGGAAGTCCAAATTAAGGTTTCCTTGCAGCACAGCAGGGCTTAGGAAGCTATGCAATTTGAGAATAGGAGTTTGGGATGCTCACGACAGTACTAATCAGTGCGTAGATGTCCCTATGTTCTACTACGACTGGTATTATAACAAAACGAAAGGATTTGATGGAGTTGTGGAGTACGGAAAAATACTTGGTCAGGAAGAATGGAAGCGTTGTGAGTCCACAGGCCTGTGGTTCTACAAAGAGAAACCTCAGATGACATGCCAGGTATCAACATGCAGGGCCTGTGAGCCATTCGAAAGAGTATTTGAAGGACAGAACAGACTGATAGTGAAGTTCTACTATTGGGACAGAGAGTGCAGGGACTTCCAGTCGTACTTGAGGTTCTTCCAGCGCTTCTATCTCCTCTTTGAGAAGGACAGACTCAAAAACCCGGACCAACCTTACGACTTCAGACAAGCCAGGTTGATGATGGTCAAAAGACAAGCAACTGGGGACTTTAACTTCCGTTACAATTTCTCAGAAAACTTTATTACAGACTACATTGTAAACCACCTTAGATTTGCACAGATGGATCAGCTGGTAGATTTGCCTTTAGAGCTCCAAGTGCAAATCTTCAATACTGTCCTCAACGACACCATCATCTTGGCGACGCAGGAAGAAGTAAAACGGTGGGTCGAAGAATACAAAAACGATCCATCCAATGACTTCTGGACATTGAAGTACGATGTGGACGATGAGATCGAACTGGTAGATCCAAAGCAGCTAGAGCTAGCGCATTTAGCGGACCCAGAAAAGATTCCCTTCTTTGTGGCACAGAAGATACACCGCGGTGTTCCTGTTGGATGCAGAGTGTCGTCTTTCAGAATGAGAGAGTATCACAGGAAGCATCAGGATATGTTCCACGAAAAGTACAATACAGAGGAGGCCCTTAAGAAGTACGAGAAAGTAGATTAGTGTTCTCCCTTTTCTATTTTGTCTGAAGGGATAGTTCCAATAATGTCCTTAGGTAGTGGTACTTTTTTTGGATTGTCTTTACTTAAGAAGAAATGTTTTAAGATCCACTCATTTTTCTGGTAGTCTAAGCTCTCATTGAGATCGTCGAACGGCAATAGGAACATCTCTGTGTCTTGCTTTAAACTGTTCGTCATAAAACGTTTGTCGTTAACAAAATGAGCCCACGCCAACTGCCAGAATCCGCATGCGTTGTTTACTATGCTCTGAACGTCCTTCTTAGGGTACCAAGGGACTACACCGAAGTTCTCCTTTATCAATTTGGTAACGATTTGTGGCGGACCTTTCCCGTAGCTATCAAAGTAGACAGCTCCAACGTGACCGTTGTTAGCCTTTCTTACTTGGAATCCAGTCCAGTGAGATCCTTCGTTTGGTCCTTCCTCGTCGTCTGCGTCTTCTAGATTGATCATGTAGTACTTGTTTTCCTTAATCTTCTTAGGAAGCAAGTCTTTAAAGCCGCAGAACTCTAATGGTATTCCCATCCTTGGTGCCAAGTCCTCAATTTGATCGTTAGTTAACATTATCTATACAATTACTTAAGATAATTTTAAATTAAAATGTCCCTAAATATTTAACCTTCCATTCTTGATGCCAAGGCAGGAGGGAATTGAGTGTGGAAGAAGAAGTTCTCGGACATTGGTTGTGGTGCTAGAGCAGGGTTAGTTAAGCACATCAAGCTACCTCCAGCTCCTACATTAGTTATGGGTGAGAACTCCCCGTGTGGGCCGATAGCACCGCCACGAGCCCCTGCGAACATACCTCTGCCCTGAGTACCCGCGTATAAACCAGCGCCGGACCTTGGTTTACGTCCCCTTTTAGCTCTGACACATTCCTGTAGTTCATAGCCTGCAATCTTGCACGCTGCTGCCTTGTCGGTAGCTGCGTCTCTCGCTGCTTGACCGCGTGTGGTGACAGCACCACCACGTGATCGGGGTTTACGCATAGTCTCGACTAGGTCAATTGCTTGTCTCACTCTGCTTTCTCCTCTTTTCCTTGGTTTGTTTTCTCCGATGTCTTCAATGAGGTCAATTACTTTTCGCTTTACGCTTCCTCCTGCGTGGATGCCACCTCCTGCGTGGATGCCACCTCCTGCGTGGATGCCACCTCCTGCGTGGATGCCACCTCCTGCGTGGATGCCTTCTCCTCCCATGGCGCTCTTCAGAGCGTCCATAGCGGCGTTCTGCACGTGCTTGTTTCCTGCAATGGACTTGATAGCACCAGTTACGTGTTTCATCTTCAGCTTACCTCCAGCCATTAGCCCAGCGCCCATTGCGCTACTTGCTAGATCCAGAGCAGCGTTTTGGACGACGGGATTCTTCGCGATAGAGCTGATGGCATGTGTTAGACCTTTCATTTTTAGTTTTCCTCCAGTTGCCTTCTTTATTCCTTCCTTTGCTATTGCCTCGGAAAGTCTCTTCTGATCCGCTGGACTCGCCATATATGCAGTCCCGTGAATCATTGGGCCACGATCCTTGAGGCTTATTTTTCCACCTGCGAGAGTTTTGCCAATATCGATGGCTGCGCCAGGTCCTCCTAAAGTGTCCATAGTACTAGAGAAGCCGTGTTTGAAGTCCTTGAAGAATCCTTCTCCCTCTACTTCTTTTGCTCTGGATCGTACTGCACCGCCTGCCATCATTTCTGCAGCGCCTACTAAGCCGTCTACTCCACCCATAGCGTTAAATCCCTTGCTGAAGCCCTTCTTGAAGTCCTTGACTCCACCCATTTTGAGTTTACCGCCTGCCATCATT